CCAGATCGACGGCGACGCAATCACCATCGCATCGCTGGAGGAGACGGACGACATGCCGCAGGAACGGCTGCTGAGCCGCTTTCTGCCGATGCTGGGCGCCGCGCGGCGGCTGGGGGTGGACGCGGGCACGGCGAAATTCAGGCCCGAGATCCGGATCAGCGGGGTGTTCAAGGGCGCCGGGGTGTTGCAGAGCCTGATGGCGTCGGGTGAGTACGTGAGCCTGACGACGGTGGACGTGCACCTTGGGCTGCGTTTGGGCGTGCTGGATCCTGGCTGGGCCGAGAGCATGCGCAACCAGCTGCCGGCGGACGAGTACATACGGCAGTTTCTGTGCCGCAACATCCAGGCGCGCAACTGGATCTGGGAAGAGCACATCCGCCGCATGCTGGCGGTGGGGCTGGAGGCAGGCCTGGAGCGCGCCGGGCCGGTGCCGGGGCAGCGCTACAAGCGGCGCGGGTTGATCAGCTTCGGCTACGACCACACCGGCCACGGCGAGCGGCCCGAGGCCAGCCGCAGTGCGCTGGTGGTGTGCGAGACGCTGGGCAACTGGGTGACGTTCCCGTTCGTGAAGAGCTGGAGCCCGGGGGTCAGCGACCAGGCGCTGCGGCGCGATTTGGTGGCGCTGTGGGAATACTTTCGGCCCGACTACGCGATTGGCGACGCCTACGGGGTGGGCATGCTGACGGCGGTGAACGACGACCTGTTTCGGCAGGGGCTTACGCACATCAACCGCGAGACGGTGGGCGAGGGCGAGAGCACGGCGTCGACCTGGAACGACTGGGCCTTTGCGCCGATGCGCTTCGAGGGCATGACCAAACACGTGATGGCCAGCGCGGTGCGCGAGGCCATACACCACGGCCGCGCCGCGGCGCCGTATGTGGACACGGGCTGGGACGGCGAAGACGCCGATTGGTTGGCCTTTGTGCGGCAACTCGGCAACATGAAGGCGCTGCCCACGCGGGCCAGCTACAGCAGCTTTCAGATGGCCGACATGAAAATTGGCGATGACTTTTTCGACGCGATGTGCGCCGGCGTGTACGCGCTGCTGACGCGGGGGCTGGAAGACACCCCGGCTGTTATTCAAACCCGCAAGGTGGCGCGCAGCGATCTGCTGGGCCTGCCGAACTGAAGGAGCCCGATGTGGCCTATTTGAAGAGCCTGGCCGCGGCAAGCGGCAACCTGCTGCGCACCGCCCTGGCGCCGCTGTATGACCGGCCGACGGGGGAGCGTGGCTCACGCACGCCGGCCGACGTTGCGCTGGCGCGCATGTACCGCCAATTCGCAGTGAGCACGGAGGTGCGCGAGAAAATCTTGCTGCTGCGCGACATGGAGGCGCGCGACGGCCGGGTGAAAAATATCCACGGCCGTATTTGCCGCGACGTGGTGCGCGGCGGGCTGGTGATGCAATTTCAGGAGGGCGGCGACGTGCTGAAGCGCGAGTGGGACGCCTTTGCCGCGCGGCTGCAGCTGAACCGGGCGCAGAAGCTGCGCAGCGACGCGCGGGGCCTGGTGGTGGAGGGCAATCTGCCGTTGCAGCTGGTGCTTGACGACGCGAACCGGGTGGTGGCCGCGGTGCGCATGCCGGCGGAGACGATTGTGCCCATCGTCGACGCCAGCGGGCGTTTCCGCGACCCCTCGGCGGCCTACGAGCAGCGCGACGTGCTGACGGGCACGGTGCTGGCCACGTTTGGGGCGTGGCAGCTGCAGCTGGCGCGCTTCGACCCGCTGAGCTGGGACGACATGGGCGAGATGGGGCGGCCGTTTCTGGACGCGACGATCGAGACCTGGCGCAAGCTGAAAATGACCGAGGAGGACATGGTGATTCGTCGGCGCATGCGCGCGCCGCTGCGGCTGAGCCACATCCTGGAGGGCGCCAGCACCGACGAACTGGAGATCTACCGCAAGCACGTTGAGGGCGAGAAGGGCGACATCACGACCGATTTTTACGCCAACCGCAAAGGGGGCGTGACGGCGTTGCAGGGGGATGCGAACCTGGCGGACATCGAGGACGTGGTGCACCTGCTGGACACGTTTTTCGCCGGTACGCCGCTGCCCAAGGGGCTGATGGGCTACACCGGCGGCATGGCGCGCGACATCCTGGAAGACCTCAAACGCGACTACTACGACGAGATCGACCACCTGCAGGACACGGTAGCCTGGGAGTACGAGTGGTGCTTCCGGGTGCACTTGCTGCTGAAGGGCGTGGTGGCCGGCGCTGATGAGTTCACGTTGCGCTTTGCCGAGCGGCGCACGGAAACGCCCAACCAGGTGGCCGACCTGGCGCTCAAGCTGAGCGCGCTGGGCCTGCCGCCGCCGCTGGTGTGGGAGGAGATGGGCCTGGACGCCAGCCGCATCCTGAAAGCAGTTGACGAGTGGGGCAAGCGCGCCGACCCGTACAGCGGCATGCCACCGCCGGCAGCGGGAATGCCGGGTGCCGCGCCAGGCGCCGCGCCGGGCAAACAGAGCATTACGCCGGGCAACGGGCGCAAGGGGGACAGCGCCACCTCGATCAGCGTGCCGGGCAGCAACAACGGGCGGGGCCGCGGCTGATGGCTGACCGCACAGCCGCCGCCATCCGCCGCGCCAGCCAGCAGGCGCGCAATGCCATGGTGCAGTTGGCCGAGGACGCGGTGGCCGAGTTGGCGCGCATCTACGCCGTGGCGGCTGATGACGTGCGGGCGGCCATTCGGGCGGCCGGTGCCGGCGGCAGCCGGGTGGAGCTGGCGCAGTTGCGTGAGCTGCTGGCGTTGGTAGAGGCCATCTTGCAGGCGCTGGCCAGCGGGCGTGATCAGCTGTTGGGCGGGGCGATGGTGCAGGCGGCCGAACTGGGTGTACGCCCGTACACCGAGGCGGGCATTGCCGCCACCGGACGTATGGCCGCGGCGCCGCTGGGCGCTGCGCAGGCGGCCGAGCTGGTGGACCAGGCGGTGGGCTTCGTGCGTGCCTTCAGGGCTGCGGACGGCCTGGTGCTGAGTGACCGGCTGTGGGCGCTGGACCGCGGCGCGCGTGAGGCGGTGGGCCGCGCCATCGAGCAGGCGGTGGTGCAAGGCTGGAGCGCCGAGAAAGCGGCGGGCGAGTTCGCGATGCGCGGCGTGGCGGTGCCAGCGGCCACACGGCAGGCGCAGGGCGCTGCGGAGGTGGCCAATGTCCTGCGTGCCGCCGACGTGCTGCAGGACGCCCAGGGCGGCCCGCTGGCGGCCGCCACGCGGGTGCTGCGCACGGAGGTTAACCGGGCCCACGGCGAGGCCTACATGGCCGGCGCCGAGGAAGCGCCAGGCGTGGTGGGGTTTCGCTTTTTGCTGAGCCCGCGTCACCCGCGGCCAGACATCTGCGACCTGTTCGCACGCCAGAACTTGCACGGGCTGGGCGCCGGGGTGTACCCGACGCGCCAGGCATGCCCGTGGCCGGCGCACCCGAACACGCTGAGTTTCGTGGTGGCCACTTTCGCCGACGAGGTGACGGCTGACGACGTGGCTGCGCGGGAGACGACGCTGCAGGCGCTGCAGCGGCTTTCGCCAGAGATGCGCGCCGGCGTGCTGGGTGTGTCGAAGGCCGGGTACTTCGACCGCGGGCTGCTGAGCACGGGCATGGTGCGCAGCAAGCTGGGCGGCACGCGGGGCGTTGCCGCCAGGCTGCAGCGGCTAGGGCGCCTGTCGGCCTGATCAGCTTGGGTTGAGGCTGCTGCGGGCCGGCCGGAGGCCGCCGTGCCGCCCTTGCGGCGCGCGCTACGGCGAAAGTTCGGTGTGCTGCGGGCCGCAGCTCGCGCAACTTCGGCTGTGGCGCGGACTGGTTGAGGCTCGAGATGCGCCACACGGGGCCCCGCCCGCGGTCGGTTCCCCGCGCCCCTCCCACGATGTGCTGCGCCACCCCACCCAGGGGGAAACCCTCCCTTTCCCCACCCACGGATTGCGCCGCGCATGTTCGGGGAAACCCGTAAGTGCGGAGGCTGGCCGGCCTGTTTCTTCATAAGGGGGTTAGGGAGGTGCTCTGGGAACCCGTGGACCCGTGGTTACAAACCCCCGAATTCGTTGCGGCTGTAAGGCAAACCATGTCGGAAAGGCGCATCGACTTTCCACAGGTCGGCCCTGTTTTTCCACGGGTTCATCTGTTTCTTCCACATGCACTACCTTTGTCTCCTCATGTCGTTCCTCTCTCTATCTTCTTGATTTCTTTGAAAAAAGAGAGAGATAAGAGACAGGCAAGAAGAAAGACGCCCGCCACCTTGAATTTTGTTTTGAAAACACTGTTCAAACCCACCTAGAATTTGATTAAAAAGAAAAAAATCTTTTGTTGCACGGAAATTCAACGGATGCGTTGGCGTGCTTGAGGCAAGGATGCACATGCACACGTAGAACCGGAACCGGACAAGTTGTGCGGTTTGGGCA